GAAAGTAAGTGGGCATTCAATCCGATGAGTGCGGCAGCTAGAGCCTGGATGGTCAAGCATGGTACCGCAAGTATTAAGACCATACTGGATACTAATCTGGAAGATGTGAAGCGGGTTATTCTTACCGGTATGGATGAGAACTTGACTAATTCTCAGATAGGTCGTAATATTCGACAGTTCTATACTGATCATAGTCCCTTCAAGGCCATGCGTGTGGCCAGGACTGAGACATCACACGCAGCAGGATTCGGGCAGAGAGAAGCCGCTAACCAGTCAGGAGTAGTAAAAACTCATACTTGGATAACTTCTCGTGATGCTCGTGTACGCGATGAACATGTTGCCATGGATACAGAGACGGTGGCCTTCAATAAACCATACTCCGATGGATCTATGTATCCAGGCGAACTGGACGTTAACTGTAGATGCGTTGAGTCATTTGGATCAGGGAGGTAATATGAACGGTAGAGAACAGGACTTCATGTTCAATAAGATGGTTTCCGAGGCTACTGAGGAGGTTGCGAACCAGGGCTGGAAAAAGGCAAGTAACAATGCCGTAACACTAGCCAGCTTTGGTGTGATTAGTAAACTCATATCCAACAGATTGCACAATATCACTCGTCCGTTCTACTGGACTGCCGGCGCAGTTGGTGCAGCCGTAGTCACGTACATTATAAATGCTATCCTGTGAGCACATTAAGGGGGGTTAATTATGACAATTGAACGGAAAATATTAACATTCAAGGCCGAAGAAGTCGATGAGGAAGAGGGCACATTTACTGGGTACGCCGCCACCTTCAGCAAAGTCCCCGACAGCTATGGCGATATTATTGACCAGGGAGCATTTGCAAATACCCTGAAGGCGCAGGCTGGTCAGATTGTGTCGCTCTTTAACCACAGCATTATGGATCCTATCGGCAAGCCCACGGCAATGAAAGAGGATGATAAGGGGCTATTGATTAACGTCAAGTTAAGCCTGGGCGTCCAGCGAGCTAGAGAAGTTCTCAGCTTAATGAAGGATGGAGTAATCACTCAGATGTCAATAGGCTATGAGACGATTAAGCAGACTTATAATGAGGGCATCAGGCATCTCAAGGAGGTCAAGCTCTATGATGTCTCTCCAGTAGTCTTTGCCGCCAATACCGAAGCGGTGATTATTGGTGTCAAGCTGGAAGAGTTGAAACCATACCCCAACGAACACGCCTGCCGGATCCGAGCCCCTGGCGACTTTGAATCAGACAGTTTTCGGAGAACTAACCGGGAATCTGATGACAAGAAATATATTGTTATTATGGGCAAGCTTGAAGGTGAGGACTCCATGACTGAGCAAGCCTACAGATATGATAGAACGATATGGGATGAGGAGGATGCAAAGGCCCACTGTAAGAAATACGATGGAACCTTTGAAGCCGCGAAAGAGGATACGTTCAAGTGCGAGTGCGTTGATTGTGGAAAAAAGGTTGATTCTAAGAAGCACTGTAGTGATATTGAATGCCCGGAATGTGGAGGCAAGATGCGGAGAGAGGAGAGACCCGGGCCAGGAAAGACAGATGGAAAATCCCTTACTTTCGCTGACCAGGCCGAGGCGGTGCTTGCTACCGTTACGGAATGGATTGACAGGACTAAGTCGCTTGCTGACTTGCGCCTGAAAGAAGGTAGGGTGTTATCTACCGTCAACAGGAAACGGCTTGCTAGTTTGCTGGAGGCACTAGGGAAAATGGCCTCGGATATAAATGAGCTTCTTGAGGCCACTCAGCCAGGAGATGATGAGAAGATGGCATCACTCGCTGCTCTTGTCGATGGAATGAAGGCTGAGAATGAAGGCTTCAATATCAAACAGGCCGAAGGGCGTATCGAAGCTATACTTGAGCAAATAAGGGAATAGAGAGGTAAACTATGGATCCAGAAGAGTTGAAGAAACTAACCGACATGATCCAGGGCGCAGTAGCAGAGCTGCACAAAGCCGTTGAGCGTCAGGATGCTTCCATCAAGGCATATGGCGAGGCATCAGCGGAGGACAAGGAAACCATTGCCAAAATCAACACCGACATCACTGCGTTGATGGCAGCCAGAGACGAAGGAGCAAAGGCTCGTGAAGATCTTGAGATTAAGCTCCAGCGCCAGACCGTACCTGGGACAACCCCGCTCGCCGGTCCGGAAGCCGAGTCAAAGGCGGCACACAAGGCATCATTCTATCAGTGGATGAGGGCTGGTAAGGCGGGTATGGCTCCTGATGAGGTAAAAGCCCTGGTCGAGGATGCCACTGGTCAAATTCTGGTTGAGCCAGAACTGGACATGGACATCATTCGTGAACTACCCAAGATCACCGCTGTTCGGCCATTGGCTACTGTTCGGACCATCGGCAAAGATCGCCTGAAGATGCGCACCATCGGCGGTGTGACTGTTGGCTGGGGTAAACTGGAGACAGGAACTGCTCCGACCGAGTCCACGCCAGCTGTAGCCGCAGCGACCTATCAGTACGTTGAGGATCTCATGGGCCTGGTCAAGATAGGCGTCGACGAACTGATGGATGCTGACTTCAACCTCGAAGGTATCCTGGCGGAGGAATTCTCCAGGGCGCTGGGTGAGGAAGAGGACAAGCAGTTTGTTCTCGGCGATGGTCATGGCGTTCAGGAACCGGCAGGCATCACCAAAAATGCTACACTCATTGCGGCCACTGTAACCGGCACAGCTGCCGGAGCCATTACAGTAGAGAAGTTCATGGAGATGCTCTACACCTGCCCGGCTCAGTACCGAAGAAATGGCACGTTCATGGTAAACTCCACCCTGGAGCTTGCTATGAGACAGCTGAGAGGATTAACTGGCGTTACCTATGAAGGGCCGTTCCTGTGGCAGCCCAGCGTCATAGCTGGTACGCCAAACACCTTCCTGGGCAAGCCCATTGTCAACCAGGACGATATGGCTGATCTGTCAGATGTCGCTCAAGTCATCGGCATCTTCGGCGACTTCAAGATGGGATATCGCATCGTAGACCGGATGGGTATGACGATCCAGAGAATCACCGAGCTATACGCCGAAGCCGGCCAGGTTGGATTCCTGATCACCAAAAGAGTCACCGGTGGAGTCCTGCGAGCAAGCCACAAGGCGCTGGTACTCCTGACCGAGGCTTAAGACCCGATCGCCTGATGGCGAAGCAGCCTGGCAATAGGCTAAGCGAATAAGCGACAACTGAAATATGGGGTTCGTGTTTAGGGGCAACTTACTGACCAACCCCAGAAGGAAAGTAAAATGACTCAAATGCTAAGAGCAAACTTTAGAGGGTATGACCCAACCCTGGCCGAGGACGTCTGGACAATCAGAGGATTATTCCAGGTTGATGGTTCGGGCAAGATAGAGGTAACGGAGCAGGGTTCCATCTCCCTTGATGTCAGCTGGGAAACGGCTGCCCAGACTGGTCGCCCGCTCTCATCCATTCTAAATACTGAGGTACTACTGGGCGGGTATGCCAACGCCATCAAGGGCTACGTCAACTGCGGAACTGCCGGTGGTAGCACAGGGCTTCTGTCCGGTGTCAACGGTGAGATTCGACTGCCCAATGGAGCAGGTCGCGGAGCCTACTATGGTCTGGAGTCTGAGATTGTGTTCCAGGGAAGCTCAACCATCACCCAGTGGGGTTCATCCGCTGGCTGGTTCTATCTGGGTGCCAGTGGTGCGGGCATTGCCGACTTCGATTCAGATGGTGTCTTCATGTCAATAATCGGCTTGACTGCGGGTGAAGGCAAGTTAATGTCACTCGACTACCACACTCTGAAGTGTGATGTATATGAAGGTGGTCATCTTGCCAAGTATCTGGTCATGAGCATTGCAGAGAACATGCTCAGCCACTCCTTCTCGGCAATCGCAGCCAATGGCAGGATAATGAAGCTTGCCGGCACATGGGCAACTCCTGCGACTCCGGATGGCCAAGGCCTTATGGAAGTTGATGTCACCATCTCCGGGGTAGCTACTGGTGCAGCTAACCTGAGTTCAACATGGGTAAATCTGGGCGCCGCGGCTGAAATTCCTGGTTATCTGACACTGCGTACCGATGGCATCTGGGATGCTGGTGCGACTCTAACCAATGCTGTGGTTTCGTTCCAGAAGTTCTCAAGCATTTTGGCTTCAGACCCACGCATCCTAACCCTGTGGAATCTGAACCTGGCTTCAGACAATGACATTTTGGAGGCTCTCTTCGAGATCAACGACCTGTCTCACCTCGGCCACATCGCTGGCGTGCATACTGGGGCGGTCACCGGGAGCATTCCGCTGACATGCACTAATGGTGCTGACAAGCGATACATCCGAGTGTACCAGGACGGCACTACAACCTAGAAACTAACACGCTTTGGGGGTTGGGCTGAAACCCCCACTATATTAAAGGGGAGGACTAGACAATCATGAGCGAAAAGACTGCAAAGGCAGCAAGGAGAATAGAGTCACTAACCGGGTTCAAACTCAACCTCAAGAACTACTCGGTGGAAGGGCCTGATGGACCCAATGGGCCAGAGTTTGTAATGGACGTCAAGGACAATCTGGTAACTATGTTATTCCATCCAGAACTCAAGCTGGCACCTGAAGAGATGTTCAAGGCCAAGGATCTGGCAGATAAGATCAGAGACTCCGGGAATTCCGTCCTACTGGACAAGATTGAGATGGACAGAATCAAGAGAGGTTATGCCTGTCTCAAAGGTCTGCCCGAGCGCTTCATTGAATTCCTGGGCCGGATCAGAGATGCCGAAGAGGTTTCACTAAAAGAGGACGACGCTCCCGCTTAGGCGGGGGAGTCCTCCTTTCGCCCAGGGGAGTGGTCTTTTGTGATTTTGACTGCTCCCCTGGGTTAAACAAAAAGGAGGCAATTATGAAAGCCGCAGATGGTAACTGGGTAAAGGCAAAAATACTCAAGCACATTATCTCAGTGTATGGTGTTTATTGGCCTGACATGGTGGCTACTATCCCAGAGCGCATAGCCCTGAACTGGGTGAAGAATGGAATAGCCGTGGTCATTGATGAAGACGGCAACTCTGTAGAGCTGATACCTGGGGAGGAAACGACCGAAGAGGAAATGGATGAATCCGAGCAGGAAGAGGAAGCGGTTGAAGAGGAGACGGTAGAATTTGGGCTGGATGCGGATACTCTGGAAGACACAGGCGACCCGCCACCGGAAGAGGAACTATCTCAGGAAGAGAAATCTTATTCCGAGCAAAGTCCAGCAGAGCGGCGTGATTCCATGATGGATGAACTGGAGGCCAAGGCCAAGGCAATCCCGGACGGTATGTTCTTCTGTAGTCACTGCCAGTCAACACATCGAGTTAACTCAAGGAAAGGGATCAAGCACCTTAAATATAGTCAATAAACTCAAGGGAGTGGGTTTCCAATATGAGAGTTAGAGTGATCAAGGAATTCACAGACATAACCGGGATCCATCATATGGGTGAAACCGTAGATGTTAGTCCTGCTATAGTTAAGTTCCTGACTAACTGTGGACTGGTTATGCAGGACAAAAGCCTCGATGGGGCTAAAGAAACGAAGGTGAGAGATGACTGTAAAGCAAATACTAGATAAGCATTATGAGGGTTTGTCTACCGATGTCAAGCCCACAGGAGTCATCACTGGTACAACCTTTCGCGAGACGGACACCAGGGCTAACTACATCACATACGATGGCACCAACTGGATGGTATCAGACATACGGGGCAGGCTAACTAACGAGGATGGAACCTTCGTTGATTTGCCTACCGAGTTCGCAGCTGTGGTAGCTGCCATCGAAAGCATATAAGGCAGGAGGTAACATGGCTGTTAAACAGATCTTAGAAAAACACTACCAAGGACTGTCAACCGATACAAAACCCGTCGATGTCATCTCGGGTACTACGTTTCGCGAAACAGATACCGGGACTCTACATATTACCTATGATGGCACCAATTACATAGTAAAAGATAACAGTGTTAGGTGGTCCTACTCTCACGTCGCCGCCGATAAACAGGTAAGCGCCGTTCCTTGTGTATTGCATACCATCGCTGTGAATGGATTGACAACCGCAGGGGATTGCACCGTATACGACAGTAGCGACGGGGTAGACGCTGAAGCTATCATTGCTGTCCTGCATCTCGATCTTACTACGTCCGTGTCCGTCCAGCCAATAACTCTGTGGTACGATATAGAATGTCTGACCGGGCTTCATCTGGAGTTTGATGGAACACTGGTGGCGGACTTGACGGTATCATTCAAATAGCAATAACGCCCGGAGGTTGAAGATGGCCATAATACAGATACTAGAAAAATACTACGAGGGATTATCAACTGACGTTAAACCCACTGGGGTCATTGCGGGTTCAGTGTTCCGGGAGACGAACACCAGAGCCACATACACAACCTATAATGGGGACGATTGGGTAGTGGCTGACATACGGTATAGACTGGTCAATGAGGACGGTACCTATGTTGACGTACCGGGTGAATTCGAGACCCTTGTGGAAGCGATAGAAGCCCTGGGTGCTATCGTGGCTCTTCAGGCTACGTTGGTTCTGGTCAACACAGCCGTCAATGCTATCAAGGTAAAGACGGACGCCATGGGTATTTTAACTTCGACAAATACGACCGTTACTACTGATGGCACTGAACAGACTGCATACATCAACAACGCTCCTTCAGGAATATTCGAGCCCTTAGCAGTTAAGATCAACGTCACGAATCATACGGCCACGGAGACCATCACCATCAAGGAATATTACAGAAATACCTCTGGCGGCGCCTGGCTCGAGCATGACTCTAAGCAGTATGTGGGAGCTATCGAGATGGATGAAATTACGGTGAAACTGGATCCGAATCGATATGGCGTGAAGGTTACCATCAAGAAGGATGACGGGACTAACCGGGATTACGTTTGTGAGGCCATATATAAGGTGGTACCATGACCATTCATTATGACGATATTGGTATAAACGAGGACATACTCCTGGATCTCCCAATGACAGAAGGCATCGGGACTATCCTGCACGACGTTGCTACGCCGGCCCGCCTGGTTACCTTGGTCGCCGCGCCGACCTGGACGGCCTTAGCCAGCGGCTTAATGACACTAAACTTCGACGGCGCCACCCAGTATGGCCAATGCCTGAACGCGAATTGTGCAGACCTTAAGTTTACTGCTGGCGACTATTCGATACTATGCGCATTTAACTGGGCATCTGGAGGGGACGATTCGGCAATAATAATGGGTAGATACCAACTGGACGTTGGCGGCTGGGAATTGTACCTGTATACAACTGGTGCATTAACCCTACGCCATCACCATGCGGGAACGCTTGTACCACTAGTGACAGGCAATCCACGTTCAGCTGCTTATTCTATGGGTTGGGCGTATAATACTAACTGGGTCATGGGACTTTCAAGAGTTGGCTCAGATGTGGTTATGTACAGGAACGGTGAACCTCTTACTATGTTTGCTTCTGTGGGCGGTGTGATTGATCCGGAAGCTACTACTTATGACCTGGTGATTGGAGCCAGATTTACTAAGGATGACAACTTCATTAAGAATATGCTGTACCGGCCCCGCATAATAGGAGCAGCTCTAACAGCGGCCCAGCATAAAACAGCTTATGAGCTTATTAAGGGGTGGCTATAATGATAGATGATGAACAGAGAATGAGAGACCTAGAATATAATATGAAGGCCCTGGCGCATCATCTTGATCCTAGAGGCCGGGTATATCCTCAGGTAGCTGGATCCACGATAACGCTTATCTCAGATGGTGTGGCCGATACCTTTGGTTCCTGGACCGAGATCGTTCCTATAAACACTATTGATTTTGCATATAAAGTCCTTGGGCTCTCTGTATATGGTGTTGACGTAGCTAGTGATTATTTCTTTCAACTGGGATGTAGCATAACTGATGGTGACGATCCCACGACCGCCCAGATAATAGGTGAGCGTGAGATAAGAATAACCAGCACTCCTATAGCCCAGGCTACGGCTCTCCTTGATTTTTACACCAGTGCTTGCCCAGCAAATGGAAAGTTGTGGGGAAGATTGAAGACAGATGGCGGGGCTACTGATGAGGCTTATATCACAGTTCTCGTAGCTAGGCATATAGATCTAAGAGGTCATTTTGATACCATAGCTACTTGGCCCTGGTCGACATAAGGAGTGAGAGATGAGTAACATAGCAACGTATCTGGAGAACGCACTACTGAACCATGTTATGAGGAATACCGAGTATACTAGACCAGCCACAGTATACTGCGGGCTGATCGATAATGTTAGTGATGGTACTGAATTAGAAGCAGGCACACTTGATAACGAAATCACTACCTATACCGGCGATCGGAAGGCAATAACCTTTGGTGCTCCAGCTAATGTGGGTGGCAAGGCAACTATCAAGAACTCGGCAGCTCTTGAGTTTTTGGTTATGCCAGCCGTAACAGTGAAGTATGCCATAGTCTGCGATGCTGCCACTGCGGGGAATATCCTCTACTGGTGCCCACTGGCTGCCGAGAAAACGTGCAATGCTGGAGATACTTTTCAGTTACCGATCGACGCATTAGTGCTTGATTTAGAATAATCTTACAGAGGAGAGGCACAATGAAAAGGAAATGGCTGTTACCACTAATAGTTTTAGTGAGTTTACTAATTGCCACTCCCGTCTTGGCCATCGGGATGTCAGGTAACTTCTATCGGCAGGACTTGGTAATCAAGCAAGGTGAGACGATAGAACTAGACCGTGTTAACCTGGTTGTCTTTAACCATGATGATGAGCCGATGGAATATGAGATGACTACCGTAACTCCTGAAGGAATATCTATTCAGTTAGATAAATGGAGTGGGACTATCCCACCAGTCTCTCCCACCAATCCAATCTCCTGTATCAATGTCTGGGTAGAGTCAATATCTGCTACAAAGAAAGCCCCTGTTGGAGAGTGGTTTATCTCAATATCAGCTAATGCAGCCAGTGACGGTAATATTGGTTCTGCTGTAGAAATGACTAATACTATAGTCGTAGAGAAGAAGGGAAAGTGGCATAAAGGCTGGTACAAGCGATGGTTAAAGAGGTTGGTGCGTAGATGGCGACATATCAGGTAAGCGCAAGCACAGATGATTGTTATAAAAAATTATACAATAACGCTTTTTATTTAACCTCTGCACCTTTGGTGGTAGGGAAACTTTCTGATATTGCGCCGCAGTGGGGTAGTGGGATGCGATTTACTAATATTGCTATTCCACAAGGAGCAACGATTGCCGAGGCGCATTTAACCCTAA